TGAGCATTTTTACAAACCACTTAATTACTTGAGGACCGTTCCCTCAATTTCTTTGAACGATCTCCTTTACTCTGTAGTAAAAGGAAATAATCACTTGCTTTGCGACCTTTCTTTTGAGACAAATGCTGGAAAACTATTGCGAACTCGCAAAAACTCATTGATTTGGACCGTAAACAGAAAGGAAGAATCCCTTACAAAAATCAAATACATGATGACGCGTTTCAAACGAAGCAATCCAGAGTATGCGCTGCGCTTACTCAAGATATTTGCGGTTCTTGACGAGACTTGCAAATATTCCAAATACAAGTACAAAAAAAAGATCATATTCAACTTGGACCTTTTTCAAGAGGATAACTTCATTCACTCAAGTTGAATCAAGAACCATGCTTGTTGATAACAGTTGCTTTTGCCACACTACTAATAATCTTATTAAAACATTTAACTTCTTCGTCATCTAAATAGGGACCTAGCGTTTCACAATTGATCTTGTTGTATTGATCATTTTTTTTGTGATACAAATCCATGCAGCCCGGGTGCGCTTCTCTCCAGTCTGCCAAGAGAATCACATTTTTCCGCGTTATTTGTTTTATGCACTTGATCAATAATTCACGTTCTTTTTCCCAACTGTCTTCGTTTTTCACATACATGACTTCTCTCTTCAAGTCACTGCAGTGAATGGGTCTCTTACAAACGTCTAGCTTCTTCAACTCGCGCAAGAATATATTGGAAATTCCGGCAGCATAGCCATTCTCTCCATTGTATTCCAAGTCTTTGAATTGGACTTGGAGAGAATCAATGAAATCCTTTATATTCATTGCGTCTTTACAGGTCTCGTTCAAGAAGAAATTCAAGTTGAAATTATTATTTGTATTGTTGCTATTGTTGTTGCTGTTGTTGTTGCTGTTGCTGTTCGTATTTGTATTTGTAACCGTTCCCGCGCCCTTGGAAGAGAGTTCCATAATCTGTTTATTTTGGTCTATAATAAGCTTTTGAAATTCCTGGTTTTGGTTCAATAGTTTGAAAAGAATGTCTTTGTCTTCGTACATTTTCAAATTTGGTTTGAAATTTTCAACAGTTTCTTCTTTGAAGTTACATTTTTTTTTATGTACACTAAGACCAGAATGAAATGTATATTTTTTTCCACAACAGCATACATGGTTATGGGTTTTTTTGGGTAAATAAAATGATACCCCCGTATTATTTTGATGTTTTGCTGTCAATATATGACGTTTATAATCTTTTTTGTTACCAGACATGAAGCTGCATTTGTCGCAAGAAAAACATGGGTTTTCTGGGGAGACATTTTGTATTAAATTTTGTATCATTTGTACTATATTTTGATACAATAATTTTACCCCTAAATCCTTTTTTTCAAAAAAGTTTTCAAACTTTTCAAAACTCTAAAAAAATTTATCGTAACAAACCAAAAACCCAAAAAAACAAACAAGACCATTATGCTCACAACCCAAAAATCCAAAAAAGTTTGCCTTTTTTTTTCCAAAACTATTTTGGACAATTCGATTTTGGACATTTATTTGTCCATTTTCGGTTCGGCCAAAATAGTCTTGAACTCAGAAAAAAAAATAAACTTTTTTGCCCGGATATTGAAATAAATAATTATAATTATTTTTGTTACCATAAATGATAACAAAAAATATAAATAGGATCAATAAAAACTAAATTCCAGTAACAGGCATTGTCAAACTGTATACAAGTTGTCTTGGATGAAGTTCACTTATATAGTTGACGACTTCACGGAAATTTATGTACAACTTTTTGTGGACAAGTTTGTTCAAGTAGATACTATGCAAGTTGGAAATATGTATTTTGAATTGTTTTGGGATGTTTTCCTTCGTTATTTCTCGTTTTATATAACATTTCACGTAGTTTTCATAAAGTGTTTGTGTAAACAAGTAAAGTTGGTCGCGGAATTCTATAAATTTTTTCTTGTACTCTGGAAATTGTTGGACATATTTTTCTATGAAAGTTTTACTATTTGTTCTTAACGATAAATATTGGTACATGAGTTTCGTGTCCATGCCTTTCAAGTGACGAATTGTTTCGTAGGCGGGATTGCGAATTTTGCACCGTTCTCCTGTAAGACGGTGGAATATCGTGATACCGGCGACAGTATAAGGAGCATTCATAGACGCGTATTTTTCAATGAGTTCTGTATATGTCACTTCATTTGTCTCTGCGACTTCACCTTCTTCCTCTTTTGTCAATGATTTGGGCAAGGACGAATTATAACAAACAGGTGTAAATATGCCAGGTGGCACTGGTGCATCGTATATCTGAACGATCGTTGTCCGAACTATTTGGTAAACAGCAACAAGTGTCAACCTTGCGACTTTGCACGGAATAACTACATAATTTGAGGGATGTTGCAAGACAAAACTATAACAAAATTTTTTATCCAGAATATCGTTGATATCATTGAATGGATTGCCTGTAACCTTCTTGAAAGTCTCTAAAAAAATTTCCTCTATAGTAAGCTTGACTTTTTTTCCAGAATCCGCAAAAACAGAAGCGCCATATATTTTATTCGCAAACTTTTGCTTTGTAACTAGTTGCCACGCGTGATAGTAATTGTCATAGAATGCATTTATCATAGTACCTTCAACTGTTTCTTCACAAAGAATGTCTTTGTGAGATGGATCATTGTAGGCGTGAATAAAATTAATTCCAGTAACCGCTTTTGGAGGAGAGAAACAAAGTATATTTTCGTTTTCATCTGTAATGACAGAACGAAAAAGACCATATGATTCGCAATTGAAACTTGTCAAGAGGCGCTTATTATAGTTGACAAACGTATATTTTCTTGACCCATGTGGCGATTCTTCTTCTCTCGTTTTTAAAATTTTAGTTTCTTTATTTGACTCTAATATTCCGTACAAGCTGTACATATCTAATATGTATTCTTGAATATTTAAAGTGAAATAAGTTTAAGTCGTTTCACTTTAAATAGTTAGTGTAAGATTGGGTCCACCACTACATCTTTCTTCTGGTTTTTGTTTTTTCTTTGTGTATTTTATTTTTGTTGCGACCACTGTTTTTCGGAAAAAGCTCCATGTTGATTTGTTCGTGTTCGTCATCACCATCTTCATCTAATATTGTTGAAACATAGTTTGTTTTTTTTATTCTAGAACCTCCTTGCATTATGGTTTGCACATCATTAAAATGTTCTTCCCTTTGAGTTATAGGTTCAATAAAAATGAAACTCATCATCTTTGAAAATGAACGCAACATCGCACGAGAAAATTTTTCACTACTATGTAAAGTAAGTATGTCACCAATACCATACAATACTACAGCGGGAATTCTAACTGCCCTACAAATAACATAAGCTATAAACGGCAAAATAAATATAGATTCTGGTGGAATATCAGTAAAAAAGGTAACTACTTGAAGTGCATCAGTCAACTGTATAATATATAATAAAATTAAAGCGATCATTTCAAAAAAAATAAATGGAATAAACATTGAACTATGTTTACTATTCATTTGTTCTGTCATAATTTGTTGTAACTTACTAATAAATGGTGCAACTATTGTCATTGGATTCGTGGACCATACTTTATTGTAGAGCTTTCCCCCCATTTTACCAGGTCTTGCTCCGTAAAAGTATCTATTTCCAAAAGTATCGCTTTTTTGTAGAAAGGGAATTCCTGACAACATTATTGCCCACATTTTAAACGGACCCATTTTTGTATAAGAGAATGTAATACCAAACAATATCTGTTGTAGAGATATCATTCCACCAACATAGTTAATTTTATTTATTTTTCTGCTTCTTTTTCTTGTAACAATTTTTTTTACACGACCATTTTTTTTAAAAGTATGGTTTATTTTATGTGAACCACCTTTTTTTGCATTAAAAAAGTTACTGAATGATTTACTAGCTTGATTAACTAAAATTACTCCTCTATCAGCAACACTGTGTATTGCATTCCCAGTACTTTTAGCTAGTTGGATCGCTGCTTCTTGTGCTTGGACTCTTGTTGTTTTAAACTCATCCAATAATTTTCCTTTGAATGGTTTTTTATTATATCCTCTGGTAAATAGTACATTTATAATTAGATGACCAAATATACATTGTATTAAATATATTTGTAATTCTGTCATTCCTTGAAAAACACTTTTATTTTTGTTATTATTATCATCACTCTGTGAAAGTAAAGGGTTTTTTTCGTGAAAACTGTCTTCTGTTGTTCTAGTCTCCGTTTCTACGACAAAAGCTGAGTAAAATTCATAAATATATTTTGATAAAATCTTTACTTCAATTGGACTTTTCACAATTGAAGCATAGTTTTGCATGACCACCCTAGATAATAGCGCGTTGAATGTTTTTTTTTGTTCTTTTGTTAGCGATGCAAAAGTAGTAGCAGTCATTTCAATAATTTTACTTTGCAAGTCTGAACTATTTTGTGTAAATTCAGAAATTATGGTTGTAAGTATTTTGGTAGATCCTGTTAAAATATCTTTATATTCCAATATTGTTTTTGCAAGAGAATTAGGAGAGCTAAAACTAATTAATGGTGTAGCTCTGCTACCGTTATGTGTAAATTGTTCTTTACTTACTATGTAATATTGCTTGTCAACTATCCCTTTTTTTCTTTTGAATAAAAAAACTTTTCTATATTTTTGTTGACCTGTTTGCACTTGACTTGTTTGCACTTGACTTGTTTGCACTTGATCTGTTTGCACTTGATCTGTTTGCACTTGACTTGTTTGTGGGTTAGTATTAAGATCTAACAAAAAAGAAAATCCCCCAGAATTTATATCATAATTTAAGTAGTAATCAAATTTTGAAACCTCTTCCAGTTGCCTACGTTTTTTTTGCAAGATAGATATATCTTTGTACAATTGATTTGCTTCTTCATTTAATTTTTTTACTTCTATCTGTATAGCTTCGCTAATTTTTTCTTTAACTTTATCTGGGTTTTCTGGGGATTGAGACTCTTTTTTTTCTTGTTCTTCTTCAACATATTCATCAACAATTAGAGACTCCAAAGAGTCAGTTATAGAATCAGATATTATACCATTTAAAAAAGAATTATTGTCATCAGGTTCACCATCAGATTCACTATCAGATCCGTCGTTCTTCGGATTGCTTACACTAGATACTTCTTCTCCTTCTTTTTGTATATTTAATTCATTTGGAAACATGGATTTTATTTCTTCTTCGGTAGGGGGTTGTTCTAGTAATTGAGAGATATCGTCTATTGATTCAATAGTATCTTTTGACGCATCATAATCTATTTTAGATTTTTTATCTTCATAAGTTGTTCCCAAATAAGCTACTTTCATAGGATCAGCTTCAAGTGTTTTTTTAATATTTTCTTTCTTTATTCTTTCAAGGTTTTCTTTTTTTTTTTCCTTTTCTTCTTTTTCAAGAGTTTTTAATGACTCTTCAACATTTAATGATATATTTGCACCTGTACTAGCAATAAGTACTAAACCTTTCATTTGATCCGGGTTAATATTGTAAATTTCCTCTTGTATTCTTTCACATTCTTTTATCCTTTCCTCAAGTTCAACTTTAACAGCATCATTTAAATTATAGTTCTCTGTTGTCGTCTCTTTTGCCATGTCAATTATGTTATTAGCGTCTTCTTTTGTTATATCAAGAGACCAATAAAATATATCCTCATTTGTATTAATAACATCTGTCATTTACTATCTATATATATATATTATTATCTAAAAATAACATAATTTTTTTGTAACGCAAATATTGTGTTGATAAGTAATAATTTCTCTCTTAAGTATAAGAAATGTCTGCAATTGAAATACAAAAAGAAATACAAAAAGAAAAAATAAAAATAGGTGAAGAGGTTGAGAAAGAAAAAGAAAAAGATGATCAAGAAGAGGAAGTAGATGAAGCGGTAGAAGAGGAAAAGGAAGAAGAAAAGGAAGAAGAAGCTGGTGAAGCGCAAGCTGTTGAAGCCGATGAAAAAAAGAAAAAGATGTTTTTACATCTAGGTGATATTATTCAAATTGAGAGAGAAGAAAATGCACAAGGAGAAGAAAAAGCAAAAAAACCTCAAAAAAACAGATATTTAGTAGATTACATTGATCACAAAAAAATAAAATTAATAGATATAACCAGTTTAGATGGTGTCACTATTTTCATAAATAAAGACGACAGTTTGTCTGACAAGACAATTACAGGAATTGTCCTTCTAAGTCGCAATAAATACCCTGGATATGCTCGTCAACATGAACTGGTTCCGTCCACTTGGATCAATATTTATTTTGGTGGGGATGTTCCATCTATCATTACTGGCGAAATTACCAATTTAGAAGAAGACATGATTGAAGTCAAAACATTTCCAGACAAGGAAACAATCTACATAAACTTTGAATACAAGGGAATTCCGGAAAGCTTGTCTATTGAGAATATTGAAATACGCGAGCCGCCTGAAAGCATGCGGTTAGAAAGCATGCGGTTAGAAAGCATGCTTCCCATAGGATTAAAAGTTGTAGAAGGAGAAGGAGAAGAGAGAAAAGTTGAGGGAGAAGAAGGAGAAGAAAGAGAAAAAAGAGAAGAAGGAGAAGAAGCAGATGGTTTGAGTACTGGAGCACAAGAAGAATACATTCCTCTAGAAGAACCAAGTGTAAAAGACAATATTCGCCAATTCTTGCTTAATGCAGACGAGATTGAATTCAATGATATGGAAGAGTTTGGTCCCATCACACAGTATGTAGAAGTCGCCACATCAAAACAGCGTTATGGTATTGAAATGCAAATAAATGATCTCTTGAACGAACTCTTGTCTACAATTCCCACACAGCAGCGAACAAGCACAGTATTGACGGGGATCCACACCATGATTGAGCGATTCATCCAACTTCGCAAACAATTTTCCACCTTTGATCAAAATCAAAATATAGAAGGACCCATTATAAAAACGGCACAGTGGCGTCCTCTCATAAAAGAACTCAACACTTTTGAACATGTTCTTTATTGGCTTTTACCAGTTGTGAAAAACGTGAAAAAAATATATGGCGACTTTACACAACACAGCGATGTTCAACTCATGAATGATCAAGAAGACTTGATGCGCTTGGAACAAGTATTTCAAAATTACAAGTCCAACAGTTTCCCGGACGAGCAAAACAAGTATTCCGCCATTGTACAAGAACTCAACGAATTTCTCACACCTTTTGAACAGTTGGATCCGGAAAATACCAAACAAATTCTTGCAGAAAAGGCAGTAAAAACGAATATTCAAGCGATCGTAGACAATTTTGGCGATTTTTATTCATCTGTAATTAGCAGCGCCAACACATCCAGTTCATCTGTTTCCTCAAAAAAATCAACTCAAAAACAAAAAGAAGATCGCAAACAATTTTACTTGCAAAAATACAATACCGGGTTGGATAAGCTCATAGCCAGTCAATTTAGCGGCGGAAAAATGATTGCTAGACGCGTTCCAATGACACAAGCAGATGAGATGGCGATCGCTTCCTTTTTGGTCTTGCCGGAGGCTGTCGTCCGCTTTTCAAAGATAAATCTCCCCTGTACAAACATATTAGAGAGAAGCAACCTCCATACCGAATTCTTGAATTATTGGCAGCTTCTTAGAAAAAAGACGAGCATTGAGCAAGTGACCTTGAGCAAGGGAAAAGGAGAGGGGACAGGAGAGGGGACAGGAGAGGGGACAGGAGAGGGGACAGGAGCAGGAGACAAAACAAAAAAACAACAAATAAAATCGCAACAACAACAACAACAACAAAAACCGCAATTTCTCTCTTCTATTCAACATTATGTTTGGAAAGATGAAACAGCAGACTACGACGCCTTTCTGGATCAAATGGTGCCTAAAACGAAAACGCTCTTTAAGTTGTTTAAAAAATATATTAATGGGGCGCTGTCTTTGGTGGATGCAGTGGGTGAATTAGAGCCGTTTTTGATTTACGGTGACGATTTGACGTATCAACAATACAATGAAATAAATGACTTCTTACGAGAGAAGGTGTCTGGCTACAACAAGAAATTTGTAGAGAGAAGTCGTGCATTTGCCACATTGAAAACATTGAAACTCTTGCCGCAAGGCCAGATGTTGAACAAGACGAACTCTACTTTTTTGACAAACTTGATTCAAGATGCGAAGACGAAGGAAGAAGTTTTTGAAGAGGGGTATGAAACGGTAGAGAAGGACGGTAGTTATTTTTTTACCGCGTCGGAGATCTTGAACAAGATAATAAAACGGGACGCGGGCACACTTTTTCAAAGTGCGGTGGCATTAGAAACAAGTACACTCATGATGTCCGGAAATTTGGCTTCTCTCTTTGAACAAGAAAAGGCAAATAAAAAAGCGGGCAAGGATGGTGATGATAACGGCACTTGTATAACTTATATTTTGGCAAAGCAATATACGAGTCAAGAAGATTTGGAGGTGGACAATAACAAAGAAATCTATTTTGACAAGAGGTTTGATAAGACGAGATACTCTATTTTAGACGAGCAAGATTTTCAAACGAAAATGTCACGCATGTCCAGCGATGAATTCGTGGACTATCTGGTTGCACAGTTGCAAAAGAAAGAGAAACTTACGTTGGAGGACGCCATGTATCTGGCAGACACACTTATTACAGGTGCAAAAAAGGTGCAAGACGGGCAGTATGCATTCATATTTGACATTGGAAATATGGAAAACTTGACCTATTACAAACGGATTGAAGGGAAGTGGATACTAGATGATACAGTAGACAAATCGTTTTTTGTAACAGATGATACCCTTTTGTGCGATGTGCAAAAAAGCTGTATAGAAGTCAACAATAAATGCATTACGACAGATGCAAATAAACACACATTGACACAGAGCACAATGGATGAAATGATGAAAGAATTTGACGAGAAATATAACTTGTCCAAAGAGGAAATGGAAAGGAAAGTGAAAGAAGTGTTCCAATACAACTTGGAGATGTTGCAAAAATTGAAAACGATGGATTCCAATATGGTTTTGAAGTACAATAACATTCGCTTCAAATTGGGTATGAGTTTGGGCGACGATGAGAGAAATGTAGTGATTAGTCCTTATAACAACTTGCGCGATCTCATATTGGGTCAAACAGACTTTGTGAAAAGGCATCATGATGTAATCAAATTCACGATGGAATTCACGAGAGAAAATGTGGGCACGGAAGAGACACCTCATTGGCGTTATTGTACAAAGACGGGCGCCAAATTATTGCCCTCTTTCTTGTACACCATGTCGTCTGCATTTGTAAATGATCCGGAAAATTACAATACGCATATTGAACATTTGATCAAAGAGATTGGTGCTTTGAGCGACGATGGCGACGCTTGGACGGATAAACATAGTGGATATCTCATCAAGAAAATAGACTTTGATACGGAAGAAGGCTATACAGAGGAAGGCTTCAAACTGCAAAGTCGCGAAATTTTGGAACAAGATGCGGCCAACTTGATCAAAGCCGCCAAATTTGAAACGGCGGAAATAAAAATGGCGTCTAATGTGGTAACCACTTTTGAACATGCAATGGGACTTCATTTGATAGAACAGAGAGAAATCATTTTGAAACAGGTGCAAATTGCCATTGAACAAGCGTTGCCTAACGAGGCAGCGTACAACAAACAAGTGAAAGAAATAATGAAAAAGGGGAATAAGAAGGCGCCGCCAACATACAAGGAAGTATACAACTCTACCATTTTGTACTTGACAATGGGTATGATGCTCATTGCGATCCAGTCCAGCATTCCAGATGTGAAAACGAAAAAAACGTTCCCGGGTTGTGTGCGTTCATTTACGGGATTTCCAATGCAAGGTGCCGGAGACGATTCTGCAATTATGTATTTTTCTTGTGTGGCACGCCAAATCCCACACAACTCTGTAGATCCTTGGACAGTCTTGGCGAAAAAGAAGGAAGCTTTTATTGCGGATAGAATGAAGGAATACATACAACGATATTACTTGAACAATCCAGAAATAGTTCGCATGTTTGAGGAAAAAACGGAATACCTATTGGTTAGTAAAGTCAATGACATTCCGGAAGAACATGCGGTAAATAGTTGGAAACAGTTTTTGCCACCACTTCTTCCGTTTACAATTACAGAACTATCTACTGTTACAAGCGAATTCAAAAGTCGTTTGTTGAAAGATTTGCGCTCTGGTTATAATGGTCAACAAGAATCGTTGCTTGTTATTGAATCCAAAATCATCTTTTTCTCTCTGCGTCTTCAAGAGAAGGTCCAAAAAATTGTGGAGAAGCAGAGGGCGCTCTTGACCAACATGGCGAATGAAGCATTCATGGAAAACGGCTGCTGCAATGACGGGAGCTTTCCAACCACGCTGGACTATTTTGTTGAAAAAGATGCGGAGATTGGAACGTGCAATACCGTTGTGCAAGAGTTATCCAATACATTGGATGATGTGCGCGTTTTATCAAAAGCATTCATGATGTATAGTGCGCAGAATACGAAAAATATTTATCCTGGGGTGGCAGGCGAATTCAGCGAAGAGACTATTTACAAGGCGTTTATTCATTTTTGCAATTTTACGACGTCTTTTCCAATTCATAAAGACTTGATTTCTCTCTGCAGTGAAAAACCGGAATACCTTGGAATGACGGATTCCATACAGGAACAAATCAAAAAGTTGAAAAACGACGGAAAGATGTACAATAGTGAAATGTTGTTGCGACTTTTGCAAATTGTGGGGAGGACAAGAGAAGTCAATATTACTGTGGATAGTCCGGTAGTGACACAAGTTCAAAGGATTCGTGATATATTGGAAGACTTGAATAGTGCAAATGAAGAAGTGGTTGATGAATCTTTGCGCAACTTGATAGATTTGAATTTGGACACATTTGACGTGGCTTTGGAAAAAGATCCGGAAGAGATGAGGAAGTTGAAGAATCATTTGGCAAGGACAAATAAAGACATGAGAGAAGAATTGATTGAATTTATTAAAGACAATAGCGACTTAATGAGCAATACAACAAAAAACAAAAAAGCAGAAGATTTTTTGAACCGTCTTTTATTGTGGGGTGGAGAGAAACCAGAAGGTGATTTTGATGAAGATGAAGGAGAAGAAGCAGACCATGGTCAAGAGGAAGAAGACTATGATAAAGAAACATACAGTTCTCGTGCAAGTATATCGGACGATAATGGTTACAATTCTATTCAATTTATAAAGAATTATTTGGAAAATTTTGTTACGGTGTTTCCCAATATTATTTTGAACGAGGTGGATTATGACGTGGTAAAGATTCCCAAATATTGGGGGCTTTCTGGATTTCATGCAGAGGACGTAAAAAATGCAGTTGGAGAATACTACAAGGAGTTGCGACAATTCTATAATAATCCCCTTTTGAGAAATGTTCTTAGGGAAATAGGCGAAAAAGGAAAAAGTATTCTCTTATTGGGAACAGAGACGCCGTATTTTACGGATATTCATAGTGTAGACAAAACTTCGCATTTCTTGTTTGATAAACGGGTTTCTGGTATGCTTTTTGAGCAGTATTTGTTGTTGACTTTACTGCAATACAAATACTTGTCAGAGAATGAAAGTCTGGTCTTTGAAGAAAATACAGAAGAAGAAAAGTTGGAAAATGTCTTTGATATGGAAGACTTGGTCGCCAACTTGTCTAGCTATGAACCGGCAAATGTATTGCAGAAAAAGAACAAAATGAAACAAATGCAGACAATGGTTGCAAATTTGATCTTGGTGTATTTGCAAATTATGAAAAAGCACAAAGATATGGTGAGTCCCTCTTACAAATATGTCATGGACCGGGTCTTTAAGTTGCAAGAAAGAGAAAAAGATACTTTCACAGACCGGCTTAAAGCACTCACGGATGAGGAGAGAAATGTGGACAAGGTGTTGAAGGCGAATAAATTAGGCGCTTGGGGCAAGGGTTTGCAGAAGGGACTTCTTGTCTATGATCCAGAGGCGTATGACGAAGAACGCGACTTGATGGATAATATTGCGGGCGTGGAGAATGCATTGTTGAGGAGGAATGGTATGAAGCCAGATGCATTTGATTTGGAAGATGCGATGGAGGAAACAATGCGTGAAGACGAAATAGAGCGAGAGGCGTATGACATGAGTTTTATGAATGACGACTATGATAATGGAAATTTTGAAGCGGATGAAGTGGATGATTCTGAGAATTATGACTAATAGATGCATTTTTGGTTATAAAATACAGTAAAGTAAAAATACAGTGACTTTTTCGTTATCTATAATAAAATATAATTTTGTATATTACTACAACCGTATTATATTTTATTATAATGGAGTTGATGAATACACGAATGTTTGAATGGCGTGATAATAAATGTTCTGGAATATCAAAATATATGGATGTTGTAGTATTGAATAAAAATTGTATTTTATTTCATAAAAAACTAGAAGATGCAAAAACAATTTTTATAAACACGAGAGAAAAAGAAGAAATGATTTGCAAGTTTATGAATGAAGTACTTCCAAACCTATCTCACCCTGTAAATGTTATTATTGGAGGCGAGGATTATACTTTTCCGAATAATACAGATTTTCGTATGAATTCTTGTTTATCCTTAGATAAAGTAAAAGAGTTTAAGGAACTTGGCAACCATCCATATATTAACAAGATTTTTGTTGAAAATTTGGATGAAAGTATTCAAAATGCTTTTCCTATTCCGCTTGGAATAAATAGAAAAGAATGCCCAGTCTTTATGGAATATTTTTTGAAATTTGAGAATATAAATAGTGAAAAACCGTTGAAAGTTACAAACTTTAATAGAACTAGAGATTGTCAAGGTCAATGGAAAGAAAGAGGCGATGTTCTCAAGTTGTGTAAAAACGAGTGGAATAATTTTTGTATTGTCTCTGGTGAAAAATCTCATGAAGAATACTTGAAAGAAATGAGCAAATATTCATTTACTCTTTGTGTTCATGGCGGTGGTCTAGATGTAAATCCCAAGTTATGGGAAGCTTTGTTAGTTGGTGTTATTCCTATTATACGAGAAAATAAACCATATACCAACATTTACCTAGAGTTGGATTTTCCTGTTGTAATTTTAAAAAAGTGGGAAGATTCTATTTTCACTGAACAAGAATTAATAAAGTGGCATCGTAAATATTACTGGTATTTTACAAATGAAACAAAAAGAAAACAAATGTTAGAGTCGTTGACTCTTGAATATTGGGTAAACTATGTAAATAAAATAAGTTAAAAATTGCTAGTTTTTCTCGTGAAATGATATATGTATTACTTAATTGACTATCATCAAAAAACAATATTTGGATGGTCTGCAAAATGTGGATGCAGTCATATCAAAAAAATATATTATTTTTTATTAAACGGTGAAATAGATGCTGCAATTCATCGTAATCATGAATATGTACGTGATCTACCCAATGATGTTGAAAATTACACAGTAATCATTATTTGCAGAAGTCCATACAAGAGAATTGTTTCTGGGTTTTTGAATAAATATAGGATTGATGGGCCATTTAGAAAAGGTTGGAAGACTGACACGATTACCTTTTCTACATTTGTAGACGAAGTAATTAAGAAAAATTGGGAAGTGATTGATAAACATCACTTTATACCGCAAACTAGAGAAAAGTTTAACGAAGAAAAAATTATGAGGGCAAAATGTGTAAAGTGCTATGATGTTTCAGGTATTGATTATGAATATATTGAAGGGCTTTACAATAAAAAAATACCAGAAAAATTATTACATTTTAAAGGACCTCATGTTAGAAAACAATATGACGTGGATATCAACGAACCAGTCTATGACTTGAATATGGAGGAGTATTATGAATGTAATGTTGATATTGGCTATTTTTACAATGAAGACTTGAAAAATAAGGTATACGATTTTTATGCGAATGATTTTGTTTTTTTCAACAAATTTGGTATTGACTATACTAGCAGGGAACCATAGATTCCCCAGTCCGCTCAGCGGACAGTGTATGGAGCCAGCTTTGCTGTCTCTAGACCCCTGCGACCCCTCCTTAACCCCAGACAGAATGCTTTTTTTTAAAAACACATTTACTTTGCAGTCAGTTTATTTTCTTTATTTTGTGATTTTTCAAGAGATTAAAATCCAGTAACCTACCGTTTTAAGCTAGACTATACTATGTAAACTAGCTTCCTTACCAATTTAATTTATCTATAGTTTATAGTAGTTATACTATGGATAAACAATACATTAGAACACACATGCTTACTGTATCTATTTTTATATTTGTTATATTATTTGGACTGGTACAGTATACAAAACCCAATGTTTTTTACAATATAGACGGTAGCATTCGCAAATTTGGAATTGGTTACAAGAATAAAACAATATTACCCGTTTGGCTTTTTGCAATTATTTTAGGAATCTTGTCTTATGTAGCAGTGTTGTATTACTTGGAATGCTTTTAAATGCTTTTAGAAAAAGCATGGCAAAAAGGCATGCTCACCATTCGGTGGGCAAGCGTTTCACAATATTATTACAAAAATGTATAAAATTTATTAAATTTAATCTCATTCTTTTTTCAATGAAATTAATATTTGAAAATGTCTTTTCGCCAGGAGGGGGCGTAGGTACGCCAAACGAAGTAGGCAATCTTACATTCCCCTATCCTATTGACCAGTATTATATGTCATAGTACTTGCTTGTTGATTTTTTTGATCTGCTTGTTGAGCAGCCATTACACTATCAACATCTTTTTGGATTTGAGCGGGATCTAATACACAACCTTGAGTAGCGATTTTCAATTGAACAACAGATGTTAGCAAAATAGCAGTATACATGTACCAAAGTGCTTCTCCAATATTATCTCTGGTAACCACAAGCGCCAAGAGTTTTTTTTTCATATCATCTTGTGCTTTTTGATCTTGTTTGTATTGATCCTTCATAAGTGGTTGCAGTGTATTCCACCAAGTAATAAAATTTGCCGGAGTAATTTGATTGATCAAGAGAGACATATTTCCTAATAATTTTACTATAGCAGTTGCCGCATCTTCCACTTCTTTCTTTGTTTTTCCAGGATTTAACGATCCAACAGACTCTTGTATGTTGTCTATTTGGTCGCTTATACGCGTATCAATAAGCAACTCAGACAACAAATTATTTGCAGATCCGGCGACGGCAAAATAGCCAACGACATCAGCAAATGCAGATTTCCAACCAGGAAACACCATCAATGCCACCATGATGAGACCCATAAAAAATGTCCACGGCAAGAAAGTGGTCATTGCAGCGATTCCCATATTTTGAGTAATGCTTCCACCGCAAATATTTACAATGGCTACAGAATTGATGAAAAACTGTATGAGTATAGTTATGAAAAAAAAGATTACCAACATGAGTTGACAAGACTTCATGTAAGCAAGATAAGTTTCTGTATCGTTCAACATTTCTATTTGCAATTTAGGTTTACCTATCATAAAGTATGCTATTACGGAAGCAAAAAATACAATAATATTGGTATAGGCATTTACTTGTAACATAATACTACTTTATACTTTATAAATAGTAGGTATAATTTATTTTAGCAGGGAACCGTAGGTTCCCCTGCGACCCCTCCTTAATCCCAACCAGAATATTTTTTTTAAAACACATTGACTTTGCAGTCAAATTATTTTCTTTATTTTGTGATTTTCAAGAGATTAAAATCCAGTAACCTACCGTTTTAAGCTAATTTATTTGGAGGAACCTACGGTTATATAAAAATCGCCACTCTTTCTCATCCTGCACGCCTCAAATACAATAAAGATTATATATTTAATTTTATATGGACTATACTTATGACAATTTTTCTAAACCCTCACTTGTTGAGCCAGGGGTAAAATACTTTTTGAAAGAAACATTGAAGCAATGCAAAGAGTTTAAGGACAAGTACAATAATACAATATTCAATATAGGATTACTTGTATTTTTCCTCTTGCTATTATTTGGAATTTTGGTTTACAAGTACAAGGGGAAACTTACTCCTGTAGAAATAAATAAAAAAGAATGGGAGAAAAAGCAATATATTCTCTCTAAAATAAAAAATTATCAAGATGCAAAGAGAATTGCTCAACAAGAGTTAATAACTGGCTTGCCCAATTGGGATAGTGAATATGATAATGTGATTAGAGCACCCAAGATTCCTTTTTAATCGGTCCTTCTATTAAGTTATTGTCGTTGTTATTTATAATATGGCGACAAAACTTCAATTGCAAGTAGCAGATGAGAAAAAACAAAAAAAAACAGAAGAATTGAGAGAAGCCATGAACGCTTTTTATAGTTTAAAATCGCAATACGAAGAGACAAATATGTCGCTCAAAAAAAAAATAATGGGAAACGACAATTTAAGCATGAGAAATAAACAAAAAGAGTTTAAGAAGCTCAAACCAAAATGCATAAACTGCAAACGACCAGTTGGCACCATTTTTTCCGTTTTTTATGATGAAAAAGAAGACGGAAGGATTGCCAAGGCACAATGCGGTGATCGTGATAGTCCTTGTCCCTTGAATATTGAGATTAACTTGGGACATTTTTTGTTGTTGGAAGACTTTTTGAAAGTAGATGAAGTGGATATAGCAAAATTGAAGCAGGAAATTATCAAGGACAAGAATGATTTAATTTTTGGTTACATTACTACCGAACAAGCGTTGGAAAGATTTGAAAAATCCAAAGAAGACTTGCAGAATTATACAAGTAGTTATGAGTTGACTTTGGAAAAATACATGTCTATTGTAGACAATAAAGAAAGAAAAGAGGAATTGAGAAAAGTGGAAAAAGAATTGTTGGCAAACATAGATCATATTAAAGAGGCACTTAAAGGTGAGCTTTCTCAAAATACTGTTCAAGATATTATGATTTTTCAAACCAAAGAGTTGATGCCAAGAGTAGAAAAATACAAAGAGTTGAAATATCAATACAGCGAGGTTGACTGTAATAATGAGGGGTGTTTTTTGATTCAAAAAGAAGTCACAGTTGATCAACTAGAAAGTAATTTTTCTGAGAATGAACCAGCTGTCATTTCATTTGTAAAATGATAAATAAATTATATTTTATATTTGCATTATATAGTAAACACTATAACAATATAATGATTTTAAAATATATATCCTTACCAGTATTTATCATAAGTTTGGCAGTTGGACTATTATTTGTTTACGCGTATGGTGCAGATATAAAAACAGTATATATTTATCCCACGCCAGAAAATATACAATCTATTTTGTACAAAGATAGTGCTGATAATTGTTATTCTTATCAAGCAAAAGAAGTCACTTGTACAAGCGACGCCAAAAGCGTACCGGTTCAACAAGCGACTGATCAAGTGGTCCCGTAATATATCTTTACATTTACATGACAAATTCTAATTTATCATGTATATATAGTAAGCCAGCAAACGAAAAGATGAAAATGCATTTGAGTAAGTTCTTTGAATCAAAAACCGGAAGAGTGATGTTCTCTATCATATTGGGATTTGGTTTGTCTACCCTGTTTAGAAGTGTATGCAAAGGGAAAAATTGCATTATCTACAAAGCACCTCCTTTAGAAGAAATTGATGGAAAAACATTCAAACACGGAGATAAATGTTACCAATACACTTCAACTACGACAAAATGCGATGCTAAAAAACAGATTGTTGACACGTAAAGACGCCATGGGCAGTATATAGTATCCAGATAATGCGTATGACAACTCGTTGAAAAGTGTAAGACAAATATATGGCAAGTTCCACAAGCATTTTTGATTTACCAGTTGATCCCGTTGGTGGCGGAAACAATATTGTAATGAGTGCAAGTGAAAAAATGAATACGACATATGTTCCAGATGTTCCCGCTACAAACGAATCTTCTATGGGTCCCGGTCCCGGTCCAGGTCCAGGCCCTAGCCCAGGTTTAGATCAAACGACCATTAACAGTATAGTAAGCGGACTTCAACAAGCAAGTAGCACAGGAGCAACAATGCTGCCCTCTAGGGACATTCCAAGGGAACAAGAATATATTGTGAGAGATCAACAAATACAGCCAAATTATATTCCCTCTGCAAGCAAACAGGATTATATTCAACAGACGGAAGAAAATGACGAAATCATTTCTGGACAACAACAAAAAGAAATAAACAAAAATACAATAGATTCAATGTATGATGAGTTGCAAACGCCTCTCCTTTTATGCGTGCTTTTTTTTCTGTTTCAACTGCCGTTTTTCAAAAAGCATCTATTCGTTTATATTCCTGCGTTGTTTTTGAATGATGGAAACTACAATATTTATGGATATGTTTTCATGAGTATTCTTTTCTCTCTTGTCTATTATATATTTTCAAAGACGGATGCTTTGATCCGCTAAGGTGCGGTATAAATTAAGGGGAACCTAACAGTTTTCTTAGGGCACACCCACAACTGCTGCGTAACTTCGCGTGTCGCGATGAGTTAGGGTGATGGTCCCTACCATAATGTCGTGAATGTCATAGTGAAGTTGGTCACCAAACTCCAGCGTGTACCTAGATTCGTTGGTATCCGATTTGAGACTCGGAAGTAAGGACTTGATGATGTCCGTCATTGTATAGCCCATGTTAGTGAGCTTTCCAGTGAGTTGCTCCAAACTTACATTGACCTCCTCTTCGCTCTCCTCTTCGCTCTCGTCCTCGCGCCCACCCTCGTGCCCACCCTCGTCACAACCTTCGTTGACGAGTTGGTGGCGGCACATTGGGCAGCAATTATTGCTGTTAATGGCTTTGAATGCGCAAGATGCGTGAAATGAGTGGCCACAAGTGGTAACCGCAACGTTCACCATCTGAATCTGCTCGTAACAGATGGCGCAGTCGGGGAAGGTGAACCCGCAAGGGAGTGCAAAAAGGGGGTCAATGAGTGGATTAGAGACATTGATTTTGGGCTTTTTGGGCTCTTCTGCATCTAGCTCCATATCGTTGCCAAAATCCATGGCCAAAAGCTGTTGAGCGCCAGCTTCAAGCGCTGCGGCTTGGTCATGATGGATCTCGGAAGCAAGTTGCTCAAATTCGTCACTCACGTAGAGGCAACCTCCCGGGTCCATGTGGGCCAATTGGTTGGGTTGGTCGTTAAGGCACCCGGTACACGTTGGCAATTCTGCGACGGGTACCTGATAGGTGCTGCAGAAACGTTCTGCAGGACTAAGTTCGTACAAAGTGCTGGCGAAGTAGGGGTGGCAACCATGACACGACACGGTATTGTTGCACGACATTTTCAATTGGTTTACAACTTGGTTGTGGGTTTAATCTACATTGAAAAGTATTTCAAAAAAACAATTCAATTTTTTTGAAGTTCAATCATGTCAAATCCAGTAATCCGTCGTTTACTTTTACTGTAAGTGTCAAGTAGCTTAAAAAAACATACTTAAAAATAACATAATCAATATGATATAGTTATTATATTAACTATGAAATATTTAATAAACATTATAAAAAAATTTATACCAAAAGAACTTCCAAAACCAGTTGGTAGATGGAGAATAGAAAATTGCAACAAGCAAATGAATCAAAAAATAGACTTATCAAATGAAGATCATTGTGGTCCTTGTGGACAGTATGCATTAGAAAAAATAGAGTCAAAAAATAACGAGATGGTTGTCTTACCTGTAAAAGATCTAAAAAAATAATTTAAACATATAAAATTATCTAATACATTGATACATAAGCAATGTGGTATAGAATTGTTATCTGTTATGAAGACGATGAACACTTGCCTATATTTACAACACTGGGACATAATTTGAAAGAAAAAAATATATTTTGTTGTCAATTTGAAGAAACTACAGAAAACAATAATGATATGACACATCGTGCTGTTTTTTATGAAAATACAAATAAAGATGGTGAAAAAATAATGGAAATGTTTACAACATACTCAAATAAACAATTTGTAGAAGGGTCTTTGAAAATTCGTGAGAATGAATACAATATACTAGACTACAAGCAGTATGTTAGTTTACAAATAGGCGAATATTGTTATGATAATATTATTGGTATTAGGTTGCCGGCTTCATTTGCACTTGAGCGCGGCAACTTTGGTGAATATAAATAAGAATTTGAATGAGATTAATTTGAGTTAATCATTAATCTCATTTTGCATGTAACTAGAGCAAAGCTACGGGGGCTGTGGGGTGTCCCCACATTAGATGTATTCCCCCTCTTTGTAGTTTCTTTCAAAACAAGTCCGGTGAAAGTCATTTTGCCCTTCATGATCTGTGTTGGTAGCACCTTCTTCTACCGCCATCATTGGATAGAAAATCGCTCGCTTCCCATTTTTGGTAATTGTCCAATCTGGATTGAAATGAACATCATCCAAATGACTTAATGCAAATTCTGGAGTAAATGTTTTCAATAAAGTCTCTCCTTGTTTGCGAGAAATCAAATACATCTGCGACCCCCAGATATCATCTGGATATCCATAATAAGAATATCCTTCGCCTTGACAAAGAATGGGAAAGTGATGATTTTCTGGAATGTATGAATAAGGAAGTAAGTATCCAAGAAGAAGAGTATCTAGCTGTAATCTTTCAAAGTCTTCTAAAATTCTAGGAAGAGTATTGTGAAAATCCTTGTGAATTAAAATATCGTCTTCGCAAATAATGCAGTATTTATAAGAAGTTTTTTCCAAAAAATGATAAACACTGTCCATATGTTGCATCATAATGGCACAAGTTCTTTTATAAGGTAAGTATTTTAATCGTACATCATCATTGTTTACCGGTTCTGTAAAGACCAGACCCAAGTCAATTTCTGCAAATCGCGACGTCATTTTTTGTCTTCTTTCTTCATTTTTATAATTTACAACATAAATAGGAATTTGGGTCATATTTTAATTATCTATTTATCTTTTTAAGCGGTTTAACTGGTACTTATAGTTTATTTTCTAAACATATTTTAGTTAGGATAATAATAACACAAAATTACAATGAAAACAATGAAAACAATAAAAACAATAAAAACAAATAAGTCAAGACGCGTAAATTTAAAAAGAGTAAAACGTAATAAAACTAAAACAAAAACAAAAAAACGTGTAAAACATACAAGAAATTATAAGAAAAGAAATGATTGGGGAGGGGCTTCTCCTCTTTCAAAAAGCACTCGTTCTCCAGATTCACAATCAATGTTTAATACATTTTTTATATGTGATTTAGTGAATGATATTAATGGGTATATAAAAAATAATATTAATCCAACTACAGATATTGAATTGCAAAATACTATAGATAGCTTCAATGAGACACTCTTACCTTTAATGAAAAACAGGTATAAATCATTAATTGAACAAGAAGACTATATGTGTAATATATTTAAGGATAGAATTCCCATAGTTTTTAAACCGGCAACTATAATAGAATATGGTCCAGCTATTAAAAAATATTTTTGTTTTATTTTTTTAGTAATAGGAATTATATCAAATACGTTACTAGAACTTAATATATGCACTATATTATTGAAAGGCGGAAAGGCAATACAATTGCTTAGTAAAAATACGTCTATTAGTTATGAAAGTGATGATATAGATATTCTTATTATACCACACGAAACAACAAGAATGAGTTCCAAACAAATAGCAGAGTTAATATGTAGTTTGATAACAAAAATAGATCCAAATATGATTTATACAGATTTACCTAGAGATGTAGGAAGTATAATGAAATTATCTTTAAACTTGCCAGATGGAAGAATTATTGCAATTGCTGATATAGGTTATGATGATATTAGCACATTTTCTCCAGTACTACGAAGTGTTATATCAAATGGAAGTACAATTCAACATCGTATAGAAATTGCGAGTGGTTGCACAACTAGACCAAATATACCAGACAGAAGATATATATCATTTAACCATATGAAAAGCGGTGACTTAGTACAAGAATATTTGTATTGGGTAATATATTATCATACAATGAATCAAAGACAAAGACCAGATGACAGATCAAAAACTCTAGCCAATAGTGCATTCATAGATAAAAGTGGTAGATCCATAAATACATTGTTAAGATTGATAAATTTGATAAATAAAACAAATATAGTTGATGAATTAAACAAGACTTTTGAAACTTTAGAAGCTAATTATTTATCTGTTTTTTTTACACAGGATGATAATAAAGTTAAAATTATTAGTGATGTACGACAAATGATTTTGAACCCACAAAGCAGAGTAGAATTATTTAGATCCCCAATCCCAGAAGACAGTCGCAGCACGTCCGCTCCACCAAGATTATTGCCAGTTTCACAAACATTTCCAGTACGTTCTCCACTACAAATTCGTTCTAAAAATCCACTTGTATCTAAATTTACTAATGCACCTCCTACTGGTCCTGAAATACAAAAACCAATACCTACTCCCCCTAACACCCCTCCTAGAAATCCTGGCACCCCTAGCATCCCTCATTAGTCACATATTTCAATGCGATGTATATGGATTTGATTTTTATCATGATTGTATAAAAATCAAAAAAAAGAATGAACAATTTTCAAGTATATGCGACAAAATTAGTAGATAATTTACCAAAACGCAAAGCAAAAGACAAACAAAAAAAACAAATCGTAGATTTAATTTTAGATGGAGGTGCATTCAATGGAAGTTATTTATTGGGTGTCATGTATTTTTTGAGAGAAATGGAAAGCCAAAAACGTTTGGAGATTGACCGCATTTCTTGTTCAAGCATTGGATCATTTGTTGCTCTAGCACATATGAGTGACTGTATGGATTTTTTTTCAAGCATATTGTACAATAAAACAAGGGACCATTATAAAACTCACTTAAATCTTGATGCATTTGATGAGATATTTGACGAGTTGCGAAAACACTTGCCTAACGATATATGCGAGAGAATGTCCGGGAAAGTATATATTTCCTTTTACAATATAAAGAGAGTGAAAAAAATAGTGAAAAGTCGGTTTCGCAACTTGGACGAGCTTTTTGAGACGATAAAACGATCTTGTTTTGTTCCATTTTTTATAAATGGGAATGCCACATATAAAAATAGATATATAGACGGAATGAATCCATATTTTTTTGTAAAGTCACCAAAGACACTATCAATGAGAAAAACTCTTTACGTAGATTTGTTTGGTTACGACAAAATAATGAATATAATGGATATTAAAAACGAGAAAACAAATGAACACCGCGTCTTTTCCGGTCTCTTGGATGCTCATATGTTTTATACAAAAAAACACCCAACATCCATGTGCAGTTATGTGGAAGAATGGTCTTGTCTGCATGACCTTCATTTTATAATTAAAAAAACAATAGAGTATCTTGTATGTATCCTCATTTTTTTGTTTCATCTATTTTCAAAAACATTAAACGCCAACCGCCTTTTTAAACTGTTTTCAAAAATTGTTGATAACATCAACAAAACAATACTTAAAGAACATTATGTTTGATCTAAGGGTAACGATAGTCCATTTTGAAGGTGTTTTGAGTGGACGTGCAAGTTGTTAATAAGGATCCATTTGTCTCCATTCCAAACGTACGGTTTTTTTCTTCCCAAATCATCTGTTTTCCATTCAAACTTATGATCTGTAAAATCTAAAAAGTACCATTCTTTTCTTGTTTGTCCTAGTAGAATTTCACCATTTGTATGATATGGGTCCATTCCAAGTAAATAAATTCCAATACTGGCTGTATCAAATATAGTATCTTTATATTTTTCATAGTTTACGTGAGTAAGAGCTGGTATATCATGCGTATTATCACTATTCCAATACGTTGGTAATATTTGCACTTCGTTTTCTTTATGTTCACATAATTTATAATATTCATAAAGAGCAGCCATTTCACTCAAAAAATCATTGGAGTTTTGAATATAGTATAAAATATATTCAATAAATCCTTTTAAACTATGTTTATTTTTTATGTACATTATTCCAGAAGAGCATGCAGTGTGGTTGTGATACATAAAACACAACTCACTCTTTGAAAACTCTGGCAGCCAGTTTCGCGGATCATCATATATCAAATTATCCAATTCAATAAAAAGACCATCAGTTAAATCGTGATTGTTCATGAAATTATCCAATAAGTAAAATCGCTGGAGTGAAAGTATGAATAATTTCTCTCTTCCTTGCATATTTTCGCAAATATAAAACTTGTGGTAAACGCTGTTTGCAACATCATTGAATTCATTTGACTGAAGAGTATTGGCATCTTCAATCTTTACATTGTAGTCTTTTAGTTTTTCAAGATGAATAGAATTCAAGTCGTCAATCATAAGATAAATATCTCCATCAAAATAAATTCTCACTTGATGAATACATTCAACTATATATGCAGGCAGGGTTCCCACAAAACTTAACGCGACAAACATATATTAAAGTAGTCTTTTAGTTTTTAAGTGTATTTTTTTCGCAAAATATGTTTATTCTATTTCCCCATAAATTTACGCCAGTCAATTTGTCTTCTTTTGAAAGATTTATTTTTCGCGGGAAAACGAAAACCCCTATATTTTCTTGTTTTGTTTTGTTTTATTGGTTTTGGTTGATGTTGAACAACAGTCTTTTTAGATGTAGCACCGCTTTGACCAGGACGATAGTTCAAGAACCACTCTTGAAACTCTCTGGAATCGCGACTTTTGGACAATTCCTTGAATTTTTCATTTTTTTCTGCACGCATTTCTTCCAATGATGGTTGGTGACCATAACAATTAATACTAAATCTTTTTAAAACTCCCTTTTGTTCCAAGCGATTTTTCTGTTGTACATCAAATAAAAATTTGGACATGCAAATAATACGATCTGGATCATAATATGGTTTGTTTATGTACAAAAACGCTAAATAAAAACTCAACATGGTGTCAATTGTTGCGATTCTTATATGTTGGCCGTGTTTATTTGAAACCTCGTTATAGCTATGACACGCAATAGGCGCGTAAATAAATGCAACAGTATCTTTGTTTACTTTTACTTCGTAGTGTTCTGGAATAATTTCACCAATTTGATCGTGTTTAATGACATTGACGTGAAGGTCTTTTGTTCCAAGTTGACTTAATCGTTGTTTCAATATATCAATGGTTGTTGTGGGATCTTCAGAGAGAACATCAAAATCTGGAATTTTTTTCAACTTGATTCGCACATTAGAAGGCATGTACTCTGCATACATGCTAATTGCGTATCCACCAAAAAATACGCAACCTTGATGTATGAATACATCTCTCACAGTCTCGTATATTTCACTTTCTTTTGTATGATTTGTCATTTCTCTTTGAAAGTCAATCGTCTTGCATTGCTTTGGATTGAGCGGATAGTGTTCGTTAATGAGAGAAAGTCGTTTCATGACTTTTTCCCAACGACTAACATCTCCCGCAGGTCTTGACAACTCCAAATACATTGCCATGCGCAAATAGTTGGGTGGACAATACAGTATTCCATTTACCCTAATTGCTTCTTTTTTCAATACATTAAACAGTTCTAATGGTATGCTAGTAATATCTGCGACTCCTATAAAATTGACAAATACCTTATAGGTACCGTGATGTGCACCAGACTTGGCCTCTACTTCGGTATATCCTTTTTTGTGGTATACCTCTGCCAACTCTTTGGCGTCTTCAAGCGGCTCTGGGCTAAAAAAATCGTAATCACTTAGTTCCACGTCTTTATTGTAAATTTTTTGATTTTCTGGGAGCAGGGCGTTGATGGCAATGCCTCCATAACAAACTAAATTTTTTCTTTTGAGAAAGTCTTCTACAGTTGTCAACATATCTTGTACTTCTGGACTGTTTACCATTTTTTTTCCACTTTGTGTACTCGCTAAATCCACCGCACTTCTTAGAATAGCAAGTTCACAGTCTTTGAAACTGGCATTTTTCTTACAAAGACTTTTTGTATTTATTTTATTTGCTTTTTTATTTTTTACTGTTTTTTTATTTGTTGTCATTATATTATCACGAGAAATTAGTAGGGAACCAGGATTGCTTGGCATACCTACGACCCCTCCTGTCGTCCAGATATAATATATATTTTTAATCTCATTATTTTATGAATGAGATTAATAAAGGTAACACTTTCAATCACTAGGAGGGGTCGTAGGTATGCCAAGCAGTCCTGGTTCCCTACAGCTAAAAAGTAGCAGTTAAATAAGGTTTTGTCAATTGTTGAGGAGCATAAGACAAAGCTGGATTTGCTGCTGGCGGCGTTGAAACGGTAACTGGAATATAACGAAGATTTTCTGGTTTCAAACAGAACGCGTAGCCACATGCATCAAAAAAAGCGGTGTCTTCTTGTAAAAATGCGTCAGAGTTTTGATAACGCATCGCGGTCATTTGACAACCTAGCGCTCTTGTCAATATTCCACTTGGATTATTGGGATTTGAACCAACGTCCGGTTTTACAATCGTCATGAACTGTTTATTGAAATTTGTCAATTCGCCAGTGTCTGGTGAATATTGAACATCTTTATATCTTAAAGAACGCATAAAAACATTATTGCTTGTCATATTTACGTACTCATAAAAATCTCCATTATTCATAAAAGTAGTATCATTTTTTTCAACAACAACCACTATTTTTCCAACAAGCTGCATCAAGGAAACTGCACCCATATTATTGGAAACGCTGTTCCCAGCCGTATATTCATAACTAAACGAAGAATCTAATAATACGTTGTCATATGTTTCTAGTATTTTTGCAAGAGCTGTATACATGTCGTTATTTGTACTTTTTATTCTTAGGTGCATTATAATAGGATCATAAGGATTTGGGCAGTTGCTTGCAGAGTATGCATAACTTTGTATAATACTCATGACGCTTGAAAAATCTACATAATTGTATGTTTCTTTCACATAATAACTAGGGTCTGTTGAAACTGCAACAATAGGGGAGTTATTCAATGAATATATTTCAAAATCAAACCCACGTACTCCTTGTTTAATTACATCAATTAAGTTGCAAGTACTTACTACACTATTTTTGTAATTACCACCGCTGCAACAGTTATAAGCTGTTTTTATATAATAGTCCCTCAAGTTGTAACTCAACGTTTCGTCACTTTTATTTGTATTAATAGGTCTTAATTTTCCGTCAATTTTGGAGTACATGTTATCCATGTAACTACATGTACTAGATTCTAAGTTCATATCAAAGTATAAATTAATTGCCATCAATATGAAAAGAATTAAAACAATAAAATAAACAATAATGGCGGCAAAATTTTCATTCATATTGGCTATCATTTTATACGGGTTTGATAAAAAATGTTTGACAGCATTCAATGTGGAAGAGGTACTCTTTCCAGCAATTTGATTGCTAATTTGACTATTCATATATTTACTTGTATACTATTATAAATATATATTTTTTTTTAACATAAATATACCTGTTATATATATAATAATCATCATATGGCTGGTGGACTATTAAATTTAGTATCCAGCGGACAACAAAATATCATTCTAAATGGGAATCCTTCAAAAACTTTTTTTAAAACAACCTATGCCAAATATACGAACTTTGGTCTTCAAAAGTTTCGCGTAGATTTTGAAGGGGCCAAAACATTAAGACTTACAGAAGAATCTACTTTTACATTCAAAATACCTAGGTACGCAGATTTATTGATGGACTGTTATTTATCTGTTGCAATTCCAAATATTTGGAGTCCAATTTACCCACCAACAGACAATACTGGACAACAATGGGCACCTTACGAATTCAAATGGATAGATAACTTGGGCTTGCAAATGATTAATAAAATTACTATAAACTGCGGAAATCAAAAGTTGCAAGAATATTCTGGTGCTTACATGCTTGCACAAGCGCAGCGGGATTTTGATGGGACCAAATTTTATTTATTAAGTCAAATGACGGGTAACACAGCAGACTTGAATGATCCGGCAAATTATGGAGCGCGCGTTAACTCTTATCCTAACGCATACTACACAGAGGATCCTAATGGACCTGAGCCTTCTATTCGTGGGAAAATCTTGTATATACCACTAAACTCTTGGTTCACATTCAAGACGCAAAACGCATTTCCGCTGATTGCATTGCAATATAATGAACTCACTATTACAGTGACATTTAAACCCATAAATCAATTGTTTAGAATACGTGATGTTTTTGATCCATTCAATAACTATCCTTATATTGCGCCAAATTTCAATTTGGCTTATCAACAATTTTACCGTTTTTTGCAACCTCCTCCGGATATTTCTATAGATACTTCGTCTTATTTAGATACACGAACTATTTGGAACTCTGATATCAACTTGAATTGCACGTATTGTTTTCTCTCCAATGATGAATCCCGTTTGTTTGCATTGAATGAACAAAAGTACTTGTTTAAACAAGTATATGAAAAAGCTTTTTATAATGTTACTGGACCCAATAAAGTTGAACTTGGCTCTCTAGGAATGGTAACAAACTATTTATTTTTTTTTAGAAGAAGTGACGCCAATTTAAGAAATGAGTGGAGCAACTATACCAACTGGCCATACAACTATTTGCCACAAGATATATCGCAAGGACCTACAGACGGTTCATATAATATCGTAAGAATTGATACAAGTAACAATCCAGTAATTGTTTCTATTGGACCAGGTGTAAATCCAGATGGTATTTTGACGGGATGGATGATAACGGGCGCATATTCTCCTCAAAATGCATACCATGTGTTAGTGAGCGCTGGACTACTTTTTGATGGACAGTATAGAGAGAATGTTCAACCGGAGGGAGTTTATAGTTTGATTGAAAAATATACGAGAACATATGGATCCGCGCCTTTAGGTCTTTATTGTTATAATTTTTGCATGAACGGCGCATCATTAATCCTTGAAACGCAGCCTTCTGGGGCGATCAATATGAGTAAATTTAACCTTATTGAGCTGGAGTTTACAACGATTGTTCCTCCACTAGACCCGCTTGCGCAAGTACTCACTATATGTGACCCTCAAACTGGTCAAGTTATAGGAATCAACAAACCTACTTGGAGAATATACGATTATAATTTTGATTTGTATTTTTTTGAAGAGCGCGTGAATATGTTGACATTTGTTGGAGGCAATTGCGGACTCATGTACGCGACCTAATGCGGGGGCTCTGTTATTTTCATTTTTTTATTTTTGTAATATATATACAAAGCAACAATGAAATGGATCGTTTTGTGTTATATTATTATTTTAGCACTTCAATACTACTACATAAAAAATTATTTGACAGATTGGCAAAAGCGTTTGCCTACAAATAGGGATCAAGATATAGACTACAACAAAAAAAATTCCAGCGAGTTAATAACTTTATTTGGTGAGACTATAACAGATCGCGTCAACTTGTTAAAAAGCATTAGCTATACAGATTGGTTAAAGTACAATAATGATAACTGCATACTTAAGTATGGCGACGGAAATTATGAAATAAATATATTTGAACGAGTGCCAAATAATACTGTAGATTATCTCGCTTCATCTGATTCTATTTTTCGCGTGGGCAAAGATACAGAGTCTATTGGATTATCGTACTCAGACATAATCAAGGAAAAAAATTACAGTTTTCTGTTTTCTATGTTTAGTTTAAGTCCTAATATGGTAAATCAAATGTATGAACTAAGCAAATCATCTGGCGGAGTTAATGCAGCGAATTATTATTGGCTGGATGATATTTCACATCGCGCGGTAAAAAAAAAATTTGTATTTTTAGATTATGAAAAAAAAAGTGAAAATGGAGATGAAAGTAAAATTGAAGGAGTTATCTGTGTAAGCTATGTAGTCAATGATATTGAGTTGGATTATTCCAACAAATATTACGACTTTGTGGAAAGTTCTTTTTTAATTTCAATAAGTGTAACTATTTTTATTAGCAGTATTATATTATACTTGTCTACAAACAAACAAGATATTATCAAACCACTTATATTATTGGTGGGATCAAACGCATACTTGACATATTTTATGAGCACAACAGAAGGAGTTACATCTCTCACAACGGAACAAGATAAGGTGAAGGATATAAATGACGGTATTTTGAGTATATCTTTTTTAGTAGCCGTGAATATTTTCATTATTGAGACACTCAAGAAAGTAAAGACAAAGTACAGTCTGCATAATGAATCTGCCTTTTTATTTTGTTTGGCGCTAATTTTATTATTGTTGGCACTCTACAAAAAATCCAACTACAACAAGATTGATAATGTGAGAGCGCATCGCATTGAAAAGCAATTCATGTATAATTTGTCTATTTTTATCAACTTGTTTATATTGGTAAACTATTTAGCTTACATTGGGAAAGAGACCAAGATTTTTAAAAATATATTTATGTAGGGGGAACCGGTAGGTTCCCCCAAAACCCCCTCCTTCGTGCCAAGGATATTTTTTTTTAAAACAGATTGACTGCAAAGTCAATCTGTTTTAAAAAAAACATTCTGGTTGGGATTAAGGAGGGGTCGCAGGGGAACCTATGGTTCCCTGCTACTATGCATTCGCAGGAAATGGTCCATCGTCTGGAAACTCGCCGGATAATGTTGTTCGTGGTGCATAGTATACAGCGCTTGGTTCTTCATAACGTTGTTTGTAATAACCCATACCGTTTTCAAATTTATTTGCCCACGTATTTACACCTAGAAGATTTCCCATTTGTATAGGATTTTTCATAGAAAATATGGTCGCTTCATGTGGATAACTTTCCGTCAAGTGAGATCTAACCGGGATTCTTCCAACAGATTTACCAGAATCGTTGTCACCTACAGCAAATTCTGCAGAAATTTCTGCATGATCAGAAACTCTATTTGAATTTTCTGGAATGGGAGGAGGACACATTGGACAGTCGCTATCTAGGACACATTGATCTCCAGTTTGTGAGCAACGAGCCATTGGACCACATATATTTTGACAAGATTCTGTAGGAGTAGTAAGCGGCAAGTCACTATTTCCACTTCCGCTAAGACATTCTATTACTTGTAATTGATCAACTCGTTGAAAAATAAAAACAAGTAATAAAAAAGATAATAAAATTAAGGCATATAACACGACTGTTTTATTTTTCATGTAAATTATTGCTTATATTACGTCTAGAATATATTTATATAATAATGTGGTAACTGGTTATTCGTTAGTATTTTTTTATATCAATTAAATATAACAAGTATATAACTAAATAATAAATGGATACAGTTGATAATGTTCGCGATAGTGTGGCGGCTAAAAAAGCACAAAGTTCACTTGGTAGCATAGATTGGAAAGAGATGTTAAAAAGTATTCTATCTTTTGTGCTTCAACTATTTATTCTTTTTGTTATAGGAAGCCGAATATTATTGGCTTGTAAGTATGCACAAACTAGTTTTTTGCCAACTTCAGTAGAGTGTCTTCCGTATGAAAATAATGAACCGGGTTTTCAAACAAAAGAGCCTATACTAAACATTGACAAAATACGCGTATTTGATAAACAAAAAAATAAGACTCTTACTTACAGCAAAAAAATAATGTTTCCTTTTACACCAGAGACGACGTCTCATTTTATTATAGATGGTTTAAGAAAAACTTCGCAAGACTATGATATTAGTGGAATAAGAATGTTTTGTGTAGAAACAATAAAAACAATATTTGCTTGGCATTTTCTTATGTTGAGTGGCTTACTTAACTTTATGAATATATCTCCTTTTGAAACGTTGATTATTGTTTTGGGACCATTAATTTTAAGGATTTATATTTCTCTCGCTTTCATAATTGGTATGATAATCACAATGTTTGCCGGAATTATCAATATTAGTTGGCTTTTCAAAGAGAATGTAAATAATACATTTGATGAAGAAGGAAAACCAAATCTTAATGTGGACACTTGTGGTGGACCTAAATGGGGAAATATACCAATTGTAGAAAGCTTTCAAGGTTTTTTTGGAACAATATGTAATTTATGCGCTGGATGGTTTTTTATGTGTCTCATCATGATTATTCCTATTCATTTTGTTATATTTATTATGTGTTTTGTTAGACCATTTATGCAAACCCCCGTAATAGTTGGGAGTAAAAATAGAGACGATCCCACTAGCAAAGATCGCGATTATGATATTATGGAGTCTATCAAAGGGCTCTTTGACACCAAATTGGATCCTTTCATGTTTCTTGTTTGTTTGAATATTATTAATACAATGAATATTTATGTAAGCAGTACAGCCGCAGGAGCAGTTGCCTTTGCTTGTGCAGCATTTATGATATGGTCATTTATGAAAAAGAAAGATGCACCACCATATTCTGGACCATTTTATATCAACGAGGATGTAAATATTAAAACTTGTAATCCTGCTTGTCTGCCTGGTGTTGTTGTACAAAGACCTCATAGTAGTGGTATGGGTAGCTGTGGATTAGATGATGGCGATGCTTCCGTTCCTTTATCTGGCGCTGATGCTTCCGTTCCTTTAGCTGGTGCCAGTCAGCCAACAAAGCTTCCAGATATTCAATATGAACCAGTAGGTACACCACCGGGTCCTGGTGCTGGTGCTGGTGCTGGTGCTGGTGCTGGTGCTGGTGCTGGTGCTGGTGCT